GTTCAGGAGCTAACGCATACATAGGGGTTGTTGTTGACGGTAACGTAGCTATGTATTTTTCCGAAACGGGTCAGTGGACACAAATTTATAGAGGTTTACTTCCTGTTGGTACCCTAAATTTGGGTTCTACTGGTTCTTATAGATGGAACGAGATATTTGCTGTAGACATAGATTCAACTAATGCTGTACAAGTAACCTCCGACAGGAATCTAAAAGATAATATTCAACCTACTAATTTAGGATTAGATTTTATTAATGATTTAAATCCTGTGTCGTACAAGTGGAAAGATGAAACCGTAGATATTTCTACGCACTATGGTGTAGTAGCTCAAGATGTTATAGAAACTTTAAAAAATTATGGTGTAGATTCTTTAGATGATTTCGGGGGAATAACCCACGATAAGGAAGAAAATCTTTATAGTGCAAGATATACAGAATTTATCCCAATACTTATAAAAGCAATACAAGAACTTTCAGCCGAAGTGAAGCGACTAAAGGAGAAAAACTAATGCCTGATATTACATTGTCATTTACAGACGCACAGTGGGCTAGGGTTGTAGCAGCGTCACCGAGATTTAAACCACTTGGTGCTTCTGGTGATGTTGATGCAGCGCAACTCACAGTGATAGCTAAAGCCATGATAGAAAAACTGGTAATCAAATATGAGAAGGATAAAGCTAGGCAAGATGCCGATGATGATCTGTCATCTTTTAGCTAACAGCTATGCGTCGTGCAAAGCATATAGTTCGAGCTAGGGAAAAACACCCTGAGTGGACTCTTACCCATATCGCTAAAAGGGTTGGCACTAGTAGAGAAAATGTATGGCAGATACTAAACAGAAGGGGTCTAAAGACGGCGGCTATTCCAGCCGAGAAACCTCCGAAAGTTAGGCGTAGACGTTGCAAAATCTGCCGTAAGATCATGCTCAATCCACCATCTCGTGGAATCCGCCCTCCTCTTCACGAGGGGACTTGCTATTTCCAGTACTATTATGTTAAAATAGTATGTGATAGGTGTCGTGCGCCATTCTATAGAAAAAAGCATAAAGTAGAGTATACAAGAAAGATGGGTTCTAAGAAGCAATATTGCTCAAGAGCCTGTTACAATAAACAAAGGGCGGTGACTAGTGGAGATAAACGATGATTTAATTATCCAATGGGAACCCAAAGTTCAGAAGATGGCTTCGTCAGCTTCTATCGTTGGGATGGACAGAGATGATATAGCACAGGAACTAAGATTAGTAATTTATAAAGCAGCGAAAAAGTTTAACCCCGAAAAAAACGTATCTTTTCATACATATTTACACACCAGTATGGTCAATACCATACGTACCCTTATCACTAAAGCGCAATCACGATTGAAAAGGCAACCTCAAATAGCTTATTTTTTCGATTATGGTGAAAGTTCACCGTCCGACGATGAAAATTTCGTGGATGATTCCCCCACACTAGAGAATGTTTTGTTTGGGCATGAGTTTGATAGCATAGCTTTCACTGATTTAGAACGTCAGTATATACAAAATAAATTGAATGGGTATAATAATAAAGAAATTTATATTAGATTAGGAAATATATCTCCTCATCAGCTTAGAATACAAGTAAAAGAGAAATTACGACGATACTATGCCCAAGAAATCCAAGAAAACATTAACAGTTAACGATGCCTTTACGGAATATACTGAAATTTATAAACAGTATACCGATAAAGAGTATGTTGTTGCGACTTTCATAGGGCGAGAGATCAGTATGCTGAAAAAAGCTATCGACAGCAACGACTACTACACTATTTTGTGTGCTTTGTACGAATCCTTACGGAAAAATGGAGAAAAGGCAACCATCCCCTTCACGATAGGGGGGTTATCTTACTACCTACCTGATTGTAAACGCCCCGATCTTTATTGGGGGGTGTTGACAAACCCTACCCAGTCAAGTAAACTACTTTGGAGGAGTTTGATTCGATTGGAAACCAAGTGGTTCCCCAAATCGTCGGACAAACAAACTTATTCTGATATAGTTGAAAAATTGGAGGTAGAGTATGGGCAGAAAGCAATCCAAAAAACGCTCGCCTAAACGTATTGATTATGGTAATCTTATGCAAAGGGCGGCTCCCACCAACAAATTTAGGGTTATCGCTTTAAACAGCAAGGATAGACAAGCTTGGGATTATGGTATATACTCTTCCTATACCGACGCAAGAAGAATAATTGACGACCCACCTGATTTGTCGTGTAGTTTTTATATACACAACAGCGTTAACAGGGTTTTAGGTTCATCACGAGGATAGATATGGATAGTACAAATTTTAATTACATTGAATCAGCACTAGCTTTCGGTCTTTGCGACGAGAATAATTATAGGAAATTTAAGTTCCCTATAAAGAATTTCTCGATTCACGGAGATGTTATTAAGTTTATCAATAAGCACCTTGATGAATATAAGGAATTTCCAGAGCCGGGGGTTCTGATAGAAAACTTTTCTAAGTTACGACGGGATGCTGTGTCCACTAATTTTGATTATGCTCAAGACGAGTTTAAAAAACAGGTTTTATTCCGAGAGATTGTAAATGCTTTCAGTACCAATAAGTCTAAGTTACAAGACAGTCCTAAGGCAGCACTGAGTACTATCACACAGGCTTTATCGGATATCGAGGTAACTTACGATGAGGATGTTTCCTATTACGACTCTGGTGAGGACATAAGATTTAATGAGTGGAAGGAACGCCATAGTAAACGAAAGATGGGTGATGGGCTTATAGGTATACGCACACCGTTTAAAAGCATCAATACAACGGGTATGGGTTGGCAGCAAGGGGATTTAGTATCCGCTTTTGCTCGCCCTACCGTCGGTAAAACATGGTTATGTGTAAAGATAGCTGCTGAAGCTATATTGGATAATAGAAGAGTTTTGTTAGTGTCAACGGAAATGTCCAAACGATCCATTGAGATGCGTATGGATGTAGTTTTAGCTAACATGATGGGGTATAAACTATCTCATCGAGCCATTAGATCGGGACAACCTATCAATGAAAATGAGTACAGGAAGTTCCTTTCAGCAACCAACTCGAATAAGTTGTTGGTATGCGACCATATAAACGGTGAGGACAGTATATCCTTACCTAGCATTGCAGGGTTAATGCGAAAATACTCCCCCGACCTTACAGTAGTTGATGGTGTTTATTTAATATCAACATCAGATTCTAGAAAGGCAGCGTGGGAGCAGAGCCATAGTTTGTTTTATGGGATGAAGAATTTTGCATTAGCACAAAATACTGCTATAATGGTTTCAACACAGGCTACACGGGATGCGTCAAACATGTTTGCGCCTCCCAGAGCAGATCAAGTTGCATTTGGGGATGCGCTAATTCGGGCTTCGGACGTTGCTCTCTCTATGTGTCTCATTGAAGATGAAGACGCTCAGAGGGAAATACAGTTCCAGAAGTACCGTGATGGCGACTTACCGGTCGATAACTGCACTTTTACGTGGAATGTGGATAGTGGGCAAGTTGAAGAGTTCGACATAGGACTGTAGGAGGTACGTATGATGGGATTGCTTAGTTGGATTAAAGGGGATGATGATAACGTCGTAGTGAAAACTGGACGTAGCAAAGGTCCGGGTAAACCGGAAGTTGCTATTACTGTAGGAGACATACGTAATGGTCGTGTGTCTGACGTAAACGGTTATCAAAACGAGGTTGTTTTATTCGTCCGAGCAAACAAAGCAGATCGTAAGGCGAAGGCGTAGTGTTTGATTGGTCATCAGTGTTATTGGAAGCGGGTGTTTCGGTACCTGCGGGCGAGGAACAGTTTAATATTCTTTGCCCCTTTCACTATGACCAACATACATCATGCTCCATAAACACTAGTAAAGGTGTGTGGATTTGCTTTCGGGGGTGTGGACAGGGGAGCTTGAAGGGTTTTGTGCAGCAGTACTTAAACCTATCTCAAGATCAGCTAGAACAGTTTTTGGGAGATCATCAGATATCAATAGATATGGATTTCTTCGGAGAAGCTGTAATGGAACCCACCCACCTACCGGAAGTAGACTTCCCTTTCAATCAAAGTTTTGTTCCTGATTGGATTTTTAGCCGGGGGTTCACTAAAGGGACATTGAAACGATGGGGAGCAGGGATAACGGCTGAGAACGGGTTAGCTATCCCCATAAAGGATATAGCTAATATGGATGTTGGTTGGGTTGTCAGACGAGAATGTGGGTTCCCAAAGTACTTATACCCACCGGAATTCAAGAAATCTAGGGTATTGTTTGGGGCAAACCTAGTAAGTGACAGTGAATTAGTGTGTATTGTGGAAGGACCACTTGACGCAATGTGGCTAAATCAGTTAGGATATAATGCGGTAGCTATTTTAGGTATGTCTATATCTAGGAAGCAGGTAGAGTTAGTTCAGGAGTTACCGTCGGGTGAGGTGGTGTTATGCTTAGATAATGATGAGGCTGGACAAATTGGTAAAGAGAAAGCCTTGACATATCTAGGGCAGTCAGTTAGACTGACATATATTGATCTTCCTTCTTCTTATAAGGATGTTCAAGAAATCAAGGATAAGAAAATAATAGATACGTTAATCCAAGACCGGAATTACTGGTAGGGGGATAGTTATGAGTGGAATACAAATGATAAATAAACGAGCAAGTCGTTCAACTGCGTCCGAGCGTTCAAGTTCTGGGACTCTTCGCAGGGAACTCTGGCTTAAGGATGGTGACCAAGCTTTTCTAGCTTCGGTAGCAACAGGAGAAGATGATGATCCATTTTTGGAGGAGTACTGGATGCACACATTTAGGGACGAGAATACCTTTAAAAGTGTTCTTTCTGGTCCAGATGGTGCGCTTGGGAAGGTTCCTGCGGACAGCCGACCTCAACACAAATTTGGTTTCTGGGCATACATTACAGAGGTTTACCACACGGAAAGTCGGGTAGACACATGGGAGCCTATTACAGGGGCTTCGGGTAAGACTATGTACAAGGAAGATGTAAATGACTTCCGAATCATTCCGCTTTCTTTCGGTAGGGGTAATAATATATGGAACCAGTTGGTAGATGTTTATAACGACTGGGGGCATCTCAGTAAGGGTGTTATTCGTATCAGGCGATCAGGTACAGGGTTAGATACCACGTACACAATCACAGCTACGACTAAAGAAGATGATATACCAGAGGATAAGCACATGGAGATAAGTGACTTACCGTCTATAAAGGACTATCTAATGGAAACGTATACAGATTCTGGCAACGATTCCGAGGAAAAAGTCCCAGAGACAGCTACGGCATTGGGTGATGAAGTGGTTGAGTCGCTACCTTCTGATGATGACGATGACTTACCGTTCTAGTGTTAGTTCTAAATGACACACAATTCAATAATGCTGTGGAAACGTTAAGTAATCATGACAGTTGGGTTATAGATTGCGAAACAAATGGGTTGGATGCTTATTCGTATCACCAATTATGCGGTGTTGGGGTAGCTATTCCAGATTCAACGTTTTATTTCCCTTTCCGACACCAAAGTTTGGGGGGTAACTTAGATTCCATGTACTTGGAGCCTTTGTTTGAGGAAATGAACAAGATAAAGCGGGTTTTAGCCTATAATTTGAAGTTTGATGTGCCTTTTTTGGAAAAAGAGGGCTTGATTGCTGAAGATAAGCAGTTAATTGATGTAATTGTCATGGCAAGACTAACTGAATCGAGTATTGTGGACACTTTAACGCTTACTGAAACCATTTCTAGGCGTTTTGGGGCTAATAATGCTGCATACGACAAAGAAACCAAGCAAACTTTGGTAAAAAATAGGTGGAACAGAGATTTTTCTATGTGTCCTACTGAAATCTTGGGACCTTATTGTGAAAAAGATGCCTACTGGACTCTTAAGGTTTACGAAGATTCATTAGCTAAGATAAAGAAGAGTGGGCAGGAAGATGTTTGGGAGATGCAGATCAACCTTACTAGGGTTTTGCTAGATATGGAGAAGCAGGGTATTAGAATTGACGGTAGGTACGCTAGTTCTGTGCTAGACAAGCTAAATGAGAGAAGTACACAGATAAGGAAGCGCATCGAGGACATAGCAGGGACTGTTTTTAACATATCAAGCACTAGGCAGGTGGGTGGATTCTTCAATTCGGTTGGCATTCACTCACCTATGCAGACTGCTTCTGGGGCAGAGGCTTGGAATGAGGGGTCTCTTGTGCAAATAAACCACCCTGTAGCGGGTCTGATACGGCAGTACAGGACGTTGCAGAAGCTGAAGTCTACTTATATCGAACCGTACCTTGAAACGCCTGTGATGCACACGACATTTGCAAATTGGGGAACGGTTACAGGGCGACTTTCATCACGGGGTCCGAACTTGCAGAACATACCACGCAATCATTTTAAACTTTATGATGTGGATTTTACAGATGAGGAACTACAAGATGTTCGTGATAGAGTGGGTGCGACAATTGCATCTAAGGGTGGCAGCGCATCAGACAGTGACAAGTTAAGTGACGATGTAATAAAGTCTTGGGGGTTCATGGGTGATGAATCGCTAGACGAGTCGGATAGTGGGCAGGTTTCCATCAGGCGTTTATTCGTACCCAGACCCAATTATAAACTAGTGTCTTACGACTACTCTCAAATGGAAGTTCGTATGTTCATGTATTACGTTGGGAATCCTGCTATGCTGGAACTCATGAAGGAAGGGGACGTTGATTTCCACGGCGAAGCAGCAAAGATGGCTTTCAAGGTAGATGAAGATAGTGCGGACTTCAAGTTCTATCGTCAGCTTGCTAAGACAATTACGTTTGGAGTGATCTACGGGATAGGTAAGAATAAATTAGCACAGCAGTTAAAAACTACCCCGGAAGAAGCTGCAAGGTATAAGAAAGAGTACTTTGCGAATATAAAAGGATCGAAAAAGTTCTTTGATACCGTAGTACGCATGATTGCTCGCAGGGGGTGGGTTCAGAACAAATTCGGTCGAATATACAAAGTACCTGCCGATAAAGGGTATAAGGCGGTCAACTACCTTATTCAAGGTACAAGTGCCGATCTTTTGAGTGAACGTATGATAGAGGTTGCAGACTACCTAGAAAACAAGAAAAGCGGGATGATATTGCAGGTACACGATGAAATTATTTGTGAAATTCATGACGACGAGTACATGGAAGTAGCCCCGGCAATCAGGCAATTACTGGTTGAGAACTCTTTGGGGTTACCTTTACATGTAGACATGGAAATATGTGATCCTTCGTGGGCAACTAAGAAGGATTTAGTTTTGACACCGGTACTAAAAAATGATACAATTGATTACATAGATTGGGATTAAGGAGAAGTAATGGCTAAGATATCTCAGGAACTATCGTTTACGGTAAATTTGGGAAATTATAATTCTGCGAAAGCGACGGTTGGTATATACGATCTTGATACCGACCATGATATAGATGAGCAATTGGAGTTAGCTAACAAAGCGTTAGGTAAGGCGTTTGTTAAAATATATAAATTGGCTGATGCGGAGGTTGAAAAGATTTTAAAGGATGCAGGTGAGTAATGAACGAAATTACACGGATGAAAATTTTAGAGGCTGTATTAGCCGAGCGAGAGCGTCAGGATAAAAAGTGGGGGGACCAAACACAGAATACAGATGAACACTGGACGGTAATTTTAACTGAGGAGTTAGGTGAAGTTGCTAGAGAAGTTTACGAGGGGCGTAGTGCGGGCATGTTCGAGGAGATTATCCAATGTGCTGCTGTGTGCTTTGCGTGGGCAGAAGCCTATATTAATAGAGGAAATATAGATGACAGCGAATAATTTATTCAAAAACCTATTAGACGACAAGACTCTAGGTTTAGTAACGGGGGACTCAGACGAGTTTTCCTACGAGAAGATACCCTTCAACTTAGCGGGTTTAGATAGAATTACTAACGGGGGAATCCCAAAGAAGAAGTTCTCTTTATTCTTTGGGGGCTGGTCGTCAGGCAAGTCTTACCTCGCTAGCCAATTATGTAAGTCAGTTCAAGCCCAAGACGGGGTTTCGCTTTGGGTGGATACGGAGATGTCTTGGGATTCAGCGTGGATGGGTAAGTGTGGATTAGATACGTCCAACATGTTGATAAAACAGGCACCCTCCGCAGAAGAAGCGTATAAAGCTATGGAGGCTGGTCTAAAGGCTGGCGTTGATTTAGTTGTACTAGATAGCGTAGCTGGTCTTATACCGGAACAGATTACTGATAATAAGGATGCTTTTGGTTACAATCCTATAGCATGGCAAGCAAGATCGTGGAACCAAGCCTTAGTTAGGCTACTTCCATTATTGAAGCACGGTTCAGCGTTAGTTGTCATCAATCAGGTCAGAGGTTCTATGGGGCCTGTGTCTGCTATTGAAACTATGCCGGGGGGTAAAGGGCAGCAGTTCTTTGCTCACGCTGTAATGGAGACTCGTAGAGGTTCTTATATCAAAGAGAAGGATAAGCGTGTTGGGTTTATGATACAAGCCGCACTACTGAAAGATAAGTTTGGGGGAGAACGGTGGGAGCAGATTGAGATACCTTTCCGTATTGAGGGTGGCATAGATACT